TTGTCGAAGCACGATAACTTACATCCCCCGCAGCCATCTTGATGACGATTCTATCTCCATCCCTGTCGATTTCATGCGGCCACATCATAGGTTCAGACTTAGTGAACATCGATAATGTTTCTACACTCGATACTCCCTCACCTTCTGCTTCGCCTTTGATTTCATTACTGTTCACAGTGTATATGTCGGCCCCTTCTACACTTTCAGTGACAGAGATACTGTCTACATTTACTGTAACTATATCTCCAACTTCATACTCATCCTCAGATTGGAATGATGTACCCACATCCATGTATGTGTCGCCCTCATACTCAACAGCACGATCGCCTAACGAATCTTCATGTGTAATAGGACCAGTACCCAATCGATATGTGAAAGAAGATGTGCCCTTCTTGTCAAGAACCATTAGGTTGACATCTTGACCTTCATCATACAACACCCACTTTGGGTGCCTATTTTCTCCTTTCATGTAAGTAGAGTTGGCATCCCTTAGTACCAATCGCTTATGCTCTTTGAGCAAATCTTTGACTATGACTTCTAAGCCGACATCATCCGTTAGCCTCAAATTGTGAGCAGCCGGTAGTAGCACATTCTCTGTACTCTCCATAGTACCTCTTAGAATCTTTATGCGCTCTTGCAAAGGCATATCGTGAACATCGCTATCATCATACTCTACAATATCTATGACATTGTATTCTTTACCTGCAAGCACCACATCTACAACAAAGTTCTTCTTCGATATCTTCTCAAAGTTTTCCTTTGTTTCTTTGTCTAAATCGAAGTCGCCTCTAACTGTAATCTTGTCATCCTTCTTTTCCACGAATGCCCTTGGGCCTTCAGGCATAGCAGATACAATCCAGTCGCCACTAAATCCACGAAGGTGTTCCAAATCATCTAACTTGAATATGCGATGCATTGGTTGAAGGATTGGATATTCGCCATCCTTCTTGAGCATGATGTCAGGGTTAGAAAGCGAGGCAAGTAAAATTGTAGCATCCTCTTGCTTTTGGAATAAACGCTTAAACGCTTGCGGGGAAACGAAATGCTGATTTTTTTCAGCGGCTTCCAAACCCAATGTGTGGCTCCACTGTTTCATAAAATCCGGTAATATTTTCTCATACATAGACATTGGCATAGTTCTCGATGCAAAATCATAAGGTTCAACTTGCTTGAATCCAGTCACTATACCACGACTATTGTAGACTGGTTTGATAGTTGGTCTGTAACCTTCCCACTTGAAGTGAGGGTTGGGATCGGTAAAGAAACAATTGATTCCAATACCATGTTCAGATACATCTGAAATATCAGCCATATCGTTTTCAAAAGTGTGCTCTTTCAAATCAGTAGCCCCGTTGACAAAGGTTGGGTCTATGACGATATGTGCGTTCAAAAAATTAAGGTGTGGCCCTCCATCTTGCTCATCCAACTTTAACAAATGAATACCTAATTGTTCCTCTATCATTTTTGTTTTTTCAGTAGGGTGATAGCCGTCATCTAAGTGAAGTATTTCTTTCATGCGTTGCAAATAATCATGCACAACATGTTCCGGGTCACCTTGTTGAGTAAACAAATTGCCTTTCAAATCAGGATGCAAATGACCTAACAACTCAGCAATCGACATTTGTTTAGTATCTGCTTCTACCATTTTTCGCTCATCGGGTGATAGATGCGTGTGAGTATCAATTACCTCAAACATTTTGTCTGAAATGCGATGGTGATCGTCGTACCCACCTAGTTGAACATTAGGATGGTCCTTCTTATCTCCTTCTCTATCAAGAATAGATGCACCGTTATTCCTAATTATGTCCCTAATGCTAGAATGAGGTTCGCCACCTTCATGTAATTCGTGTTTCTTTTTACCACCGATTTCACTATATGTCCGGTATTTTTTATCTGTAGTAGAAGGGTCGTGACGGTGTAATGCTTGCTCTGCGACCATAGCCAACACAACTGCGTTGCTCAACATAGTGTAAGGGTCATTGACATTTCCAAAATCAACATTAGGGTCGTTATCAATTTCTTCTCTTAGGTGCTGGGCTTTGTCACCAGTTGCTTCTAAATCGTGATGCCACTTTTCAGATTGGTGCTTGCCATAGGTAGATGTTGCGTGACGGGGAGTATAGTTCTTTATTTTGTCATACTCTTTTTGAAGTTCGTTTTCTAAATCTTGATACTCTTGTAACTCTTCTTGTGTCATTTGGTTGAAAACCTCGCCCGGAAGTTGAGTATATTCCATGTACTTGTTTAATTTTTCAAACAAATCTTGTTTGTCCATTTTAGGTCTTTCTTCCCTTTCTTTTTGTAATTCTTCTTTTGCTTCTCGTAAAGCCGTTACTGCTCTACTGCGTCTCATATTCTCTATATTGTATTGCCTTTCGACAAAATCTCTCATAACCTGCAAGTTGTGCCTTTCCATCAAATCTTTTGGAGTAGTACCTAAACTTTCTATCTCTGCATTTAACTTATCTAATTTATTTTTTTCATTAGATGCTATTTGGAGAGCATTTTCTAATAATACTTGCTTTAAGTTTATGTCACGCATAATGCGACCTTCTCTATCCACATCATCTCGACTAGCAAACTCAAACAATCTGTGCACCATGTCGTTATACACTTTTAATTGAGGGTCATTATGATCTAACACATTAGTACCTTGGGGATTGAATGGGTGTCTAGCCCCTCCAGTCCTAGAATGTCTATTGAAATCCTTTCTGTTTTTCTTAGTGTTCTCTCTAATTTGAGGAATTACATCTGCAATCGCTGTGCGTTTAGTATTGTTAATTGCAGAAAATGTACCGGGTATAGACTCACCCTGTACTACACCTTGTAATCTTTTGAGTCCACGCTCGTTAGGCTCTCTACCCTCTAAATATCTCCTAACAGGTTTACCACCTATTTCTGTCGTTACATACTTTTGATTACCTAAATCACCATACATAATGTCTAAACTTGCCTCACTAGATTGAGGGGCTGAAGATTGACCCCTGTGACTTTTATCTAATCCACCTGAGCCAGCACCTAAACCAAAGTAAGAAGTATTGTAATGACTAAAGTGAGCCGATGTGTCCATTGCTGCAGTAGATGCTGCATTTAGTAATCTATCATTTGCTCGTTGCTTAATCTCAGCAGTTCTTGCTTGACTAGGTGTTGGGTTATCAACTGTTTTTACTTCCATATTAGGTAAGTGCCCAAGACTACGAGGTACAAGTTTTCTTGGCTTAGGGGGAGTAATATTAGTTTCATCGATGCCCTGCAACTGTGCTCGCTTAACCTTTGCGTTGTAGGTTTTTAAGTCAGTGGGATCGTAAACTTTGATAAAAAATCTAGTTAATGCCGGTTGACCTGCAAAGGCCATTGCATTAGTAGTAGACTTAATTGGTGTCCCATCATCTTTGTAACTTTCTTTAGGGCCTATGTAGTTTAATTTATCATCAATATCTAAACCTTGTAGCGTTTTATCTCGTGCTTCTCTTTCCATTTCAGTTACTATTTGCAATTCTTCTTGAAGCATTTCTTTTTCTTTGTAATCATCGGAATCCCTTATTCTCCCAATAAGATACAACTTATTTTGCACAATTGCAGAAAGTTTTTGATTTGGATCTTCTATATCGAATAAAAGGTTGTCATCATATTCTACTCCATCTTCAACAGCCTTTCTATTGAATAGAGGAGCAATTGCTCTAAGTGCTACATTCAAATCTAAGTCGTGACCGGCACCTGCTTGGAAGTGATGTGAAAACAAATCATTGAAGCCTCGGTTATCGCCACCCATAAAGTCAGGAAGATAATCGGGATGCAATCGCCTTTTCATCCAAGGTATGCCATAATTTCTCATTCTAGTTCCCATGTATATTGCGTCTTTATCAGTACGCATATTTTGATTTATTTTTTGCATTTCACTCCCGTTAAAATACAAGTTATGACCTTCTGTTTCTTTGAAGCCCGCAACAGGATGCTCATTTGGCAAATACATTCTGCCATATTCAGGATTATAATTAGCAGCAGCATAAAGTCCATTCCTAGTTAGATTGCTTTTAGTGACCTTTCTAAGCCACTGTGTCATACTAGTAGGTGGTTTAGGTAACTTTTCCATAGAAAACGACTTAGTTCTAGGGTTATATTTGAATAAATCATAACGCATAAGATTAGCCCTCTTAGCGGCTTCCAAGGCATCTTCGGGAAAATAATCACTTTCTGTTATCAGTCTATTAGCAACATCATTAATGAAATCCGCATCCTTTTCTTCTAACCGCAAATGATTGTATACAATTTGGTGAAGAGCGTTTATCTTGTCAGGTGTACCGGCCAAAGAATCGAACACATGGTTTGGTACTTCAGTATGTTCAGTAGCCACCTTTTCAGGCCTCGCCCTAATGTTATCAGAAGGTAATTCAGAACTCTTTACTAAATGGTCTAACAAAGGCTTGAGTCTTTCACCCAAGTGATATCTTATTTGTGCAGTACTAATGCCATACTTAGATAACTGCCCTTCGTTTTTATCATACCCATGTTCCATTAAGTAATCATATATGGCCTCTCGATCTTGTTTGCTAATGCCTTCTAATCCATGAAGATAATCAGTAAATGAGAATGTACCATCTAATATCTCAGGCATAAGTACATTTTCTAAATACTGTTCATTAGTTAAGTCAGCGCCAGTTAAATTAGCAAGATTTGTAATTCTATTGTGGCTCATGTGGTTTTCTTGCAATTTACCAAAATGCTCTTCGGTATTAGCATGATTTTTATGAGTTCTATTTTTACCATCGTTAAGCCACGCTTTTATTCTTTCAGCATCATATTCTGCTCTTGACATACCAGCGTGGTGTTCATCATCAGGTGAAACTTTGTGATAAGAAAGTACGGTAGAAGCCCAAGCCGGTATCTCTGCTTCAGTTTTACCATCTGAAAATCGGTGAGTAACCTCTTGCATCATAGGGTTGCTTTGAGGTTGCATGAAAAAATTATCTTGGTTTGTCGAATCAACAGCAGGTAAATTATCTGCAGCCAACGGATATCTCACATCTTGTACAAATGTTGGAGAAGCAGGTACAAACTCACCCTCTGCTTTAGCCAAAAGTAATAGCAAGTTTTCATTTTCGTGCACTTCGTAAAATATATCGCTTTTGATTATAGTAGAATGAGCGTCAAGGTACTCTAACGCTGCTTCTTGTAAACCTAGCCCGTCGTAAAGTGCTTTACGAAATGTAAGCCTGCGATGTGTAAGAATATCCAAAGGA